TTTGGGGCTTGCCGATGTGTGGAAGATGTCAAGCTTATACCTGCTATGCTAGAATACAGCGTTGACATCCTGACGCAGTTCAGGGGCGACGAAGGGAGAGGCTATGATGACCAAGGAGCGTCTCAATTTCATTTTGAATGCCTGTTTCGAGAGCAAGCGGGGCCGTCCGCACAGCGTTTTGGAGGCCCATCTGAAGGATGTGGCGGCGAATTTGGGGATCTCTGAGGTGACGCTGCGGCGTTGGCGCACCGGGCAGGCCGAGATCCCCCGCAGCATTGAACTGCTGATGGAGGTGTTTCATAATTATCCACAGGTCACGGCGGATGCGCTGAATAACATCATCCGGACGCGCGATAACGACAGTTCAAAGACTTAGAAAAAGCCAAAGCGACATTACGACCGCCGAGTAGATACGGCGGTCGCTCCCTCCCCATTTTGGGGGAGGTTGACAGTTTCGCAGAAGAAGGGGCAATTGTTTCTTCAGTAGAGCGGACGGTGTTAGCAGGTGTTAACAGCTAAGCTTGCTTATGATATCTTTAAGACGTCTTAATAACACCTCTTCTGTGATGGTTTTATGACGGAGTGTTGGGGGATAGGGCGTATGACCAGAAACAGCGACCACCCCTTCGACGCCAAGAAGTGGAAACAGGATTACAATCGCGCCTACTACGCGCGGAAAAAGGGCGAGACGCAGCCGCCGCCCGAGCCGTCGCCGCAAGAGGGCTCCTCAATGACCTCGCCCATCATCGCCAAAGTGCTGTCAGACCGGCTGACGAGGCGACGATGAGCCCCGAAACCGTCGCCACGCTCAGCGCCGACAGCGCCAAACGCGGCGCGCTCTCGCTCTGGACCATCTATGATCGGCCCCTCGACCACCCCGATGGCTTCCTGGCCCGGCGACATGAAAGCGGCGAAACCTTCAAGGGTCCAACCAGCGACGCCTTCACAGGCGACCTCGAAACCCTGCGCCAAACCTTCCGCCGCGCGGGCCTCACCGTGATCCCGCGCGAACCCAACGATGATCCCAGGATCGTGGAGACATGGCTATGATCAGCTCTGACCTGAGCCCGGCGCAGCAGAAGGCGGTTGAAGACGCCCTGGACATCCTCGACGCGGCCAAGCTCGGCTACATCGTCTGCGTCGGCGTCCCCGACACCCAGCAGGGCGGCGTCTATTCCAATATGGAAGACCCAGCCATGGCGCTCATGAGGGTCTTAAAGACCATCCTGAGCGGGCCGCCAATCGAAACCCCAATCGAAGGGAGAACCCTATGTCACTGACCGCCGCCATCCTCGCCTTCGCCTCCGGCCTCGCCGCCAAGGTCAGGCTTCCGCCAGATCCGCGCGACGCCAAGGTCAGGCTGCCGACGCCGATGCCGACGCCGCCAGCCTGGGATGGGCAGGCCGAGATCGATCGCCTCGATCGCGAACTGGCGCTCGAACGCAACCTCAGGCTCCACTGGCAAGGCGAAGCCCAACGCCTCGCCTTCAGAGCGAACCACGAGATCAATGGCCGCAACGCCATGATGGCCGCGCAACAGCAGGCCTATGCCGCGCAACAGGCCTATCACGCCCAGCAAAACCAGCAGCAGAGCAACTTCCAGGCGCTCGGCCAGCTCGCCGCGCAGCAGCTCGCCCAACTGAACGTCGGCGGCGAGCCATACCAGCAAGGCCTGCTGGGCGCGCAAAGCCTCGACAACGCATCCTGGCGCGATTGGGCCTGCACCTGCATCCCCGACCGCGCCTCGCTGATAATCGGCCGCGTCCCATGAGTGTTTACTCCGTTTGTTGATCATGGCGCGCTCGACGCAAACCGATGAGCGCGAAAGCAGGCCGGTGAAAGGAAGGGGGCCGGGTTCCCACACACCCCGAGCCCCCTTCTGATTAAGGAGACGAGGATGAAATTCGACCCCGAAGAATTGCGGCCGATGATCCTCGACGCGCTCGGCGATGTCGGCGCAATCGCCAAAGCCATCGACGCCGACAGCGAGCAATTGCGCATCTTCATCATGAGCACGCCCTCACTCAGACGGGCCCTCGACGAAGTGATCGCGCGCGGCGTCGATAAAGCGATCGGCGTCCTGTTCAAAGGCCTCAACGACGACGAACACTACTCAAACCAACTCGCCGCCTCGAAAGAGTTCTTGAAATCAAGACCCGCCCAACGGCGGGGCTTCCACCACGCTGGCGACCTCGAATTGAAGATGCCGCAAAAAGGCGGCGCGCTCACCCTGACGTGGCTCTCGCCCGAGGACAACCGCAAGCCCGAGCCGCCGCTGATCGAAGGCCGCGTGGAGAGAGAAGAGTGAGGGACCTCGCCAACCTCGATCCATTCCGCCGACGTGGCAAGCGCGTGCTCGAAATGTACGGCTCGGAAGGCGATGAAGGCAACGGCGCGTTCGATCTGCGCTGCCCCCACTCAGGCCGCGCCCTCCTGTGCCTCGCATCGAACGGCGGTGGCTGGGACCATGTGTCGGTCAGCCTCCCCAATCGGACGCCCAACTGGACCGAGATGGAGTTCGTCAAGCGATGGTTCTTCAACGACGACGAAACCGCGATGCAATTGCACGTGCCGCCCGCCGACCACATCAACCTCCATCCCAATTGCCTGCACCTCTGGCGGCCGAACGATGGGCGTGAGATACCAAGGCCCCCAGGAGAGTTCGTTGCGTGACCTTCGCTGACACGATTGACGCCCCAACTCAAGACGACGCGCCCCTCACCATCCCGTATCTGCCGCGTCGGCATTTCATGGCCGTGCACGCCTCCGAAAAACGCATGATGTTCGTCTGCGCTCACCGCCGCGCTGGCAAAACCGTCGCCCTCGCCAACCACCTGATCAGAGCCGCCTACCTCAATGGCCGCGAATGGCCCCCGCCGCGCTACGGCTACGTCGGCCCATCGTTCGAGCAGGCCAAGGATCTGGTCTGGTCCTACCTCAAGCAATACACCGCCCCAATCGACGGCGTGCAGTTCCGCGAGGCCGAACTCGCGGTCGTCCTGCCGCACAACGGCGCAATCATCAAACTCTACGGCGGCATGTCCGCCTACGAACGCATGCGCGGCATGTATTTCGACGGCATCGTCCTCGACGAATATCCGCTGCTGCAAAAAACCGTGTTCTCAACCGTGGTCAGACCCTGCCTCGCTGACTATCGCGGCTTCGCCATCGTGTCGGGAACGAGCAACGGCGACGACCACTTCAACACCCTGCGCCTGAAGGCGATGGAAAACGAACGGTGGGACGTGTTCCTGATCCCGCTCAGCTCGACCGGCGAGGAGGCGCTCAGCTACGCCGAAGCCAAAGAGCTGACCCAGGACATGAGCCCAGACGAATACGCGCGCGAAATGGAGTGCTCATTCGACGCCCCAGTCGAAGGCGCTTACTTCGGCGAAGCCCTCAACGCGCTCGCCCTGCAAGGCCGCATCTGCCCAGTGCCGCTCGATCTCGCGGCCCCGGTGATCACCGCCTGGGACCTCGGCGTGCATGATTACTGCTCGATCTGGTGGTTCCAGATCGTCGGCAAGGAAGTGCATTTCATCGATTACGCCATGGGCGTCGGCAAAGGCCTCGATCATTGGGGCGGCCTCTTGCGCAAGAAGAAAAGCGAACGCGGCTTCAAATACCAGTGCCACCTCTTGCCGCACGACATCGAACACCGCGAAATCTCGTCCGGCAAAAGCCGCCGACAAACCCTCGCCGACCTGATCCCGCACGACGAGCCCATCATCACCGTGCCGCGCGTGTCGTCGAAAGACGACGCCATCAACGCCGCCCGCAATATGCTCGGCTCGTCCTGGTTCGACGCCGTCCACTGCAAGACCGGCCTCGCCATGCTGCGCGGCTACCACAAGAGCGCGATGGGCCAGCCGGTGCATGGCCCCGGCCCGCACAGCCACGGCGCGGACGCCTTCCAAACCGGCGCAATGGGCTTCCACCTCGTCACCGGCCTGTCAGCCTCAATGCTCAAACGGGGCGCGCTGCACCGCCGCCTGAGAGGCGTGATCTAGCGTTGTCACCAAGGCGCGCGCACGGTAAAGCTTGAACAGTTGGTCAGCTCCAGGGACCGGCAGGCCGCCAGACGGTCTGCCAGGGAGCTGGATACAACGTGGCCATCGAGCAGCTCTTCACCTTCAAGGACGGCGACACCGCCCACGGCACGCCCTCCTCCTACGATCCCGGCGACCCCGCAACCTACGAGCAATTCATCCACGCCATGATCACGGACGCCCGTGATTATGAGAACTCCGTGCTCGCCCCCAAGCGCGACGAGGCGCAGAAATATTACTACGGCATGCTGCCCAGCCTGAACGCGAACGGCAGCCCATACAGCGACACGCTGATCGTCGAAGACCCCAACGCCACGTACGAAGAAATCCTCGGCCCGAGCGAAACCGCGACCCGCTCCTCGTTCGTCTCCACCGACGTGCGCGACGCCATCCTCACCATGCTGCCCTCCCTGGTGCGTATCTTCGCCGCGAGCGAGAACGTCATCTCGCTGGTGCCGCGCTCACCCCAAGATGAGGACATGGCCGAGCAGGCGACGGCTTACGTCAACTATGTTTTCTGGCAGGATAATCCTGGCTTTCTCACCCTCTATGGCGCGTTCAAGGACGCGATGACGGTCAAGACCGGCTTCGTCAAATGGTGGACCGACAACACCAAGCAGACCAAGCAGAAGCAGTTCCAGAACATCACCCAGGAACAATTGCAGACGGTGCTTGGCGAAGATCCGCAGAACACCCGCGTCGTCCCCGGCACGCTCAAGCCGAACGCCTCCGGCGGCCTCGATGTGGTGATCGAAGGCGTCGAAAATAAACCCATCACCCGCGTCACCGGCGTGCCGCCGGAGGAGATGCGGCTCGATCGTTACGCCAGAAATTTCGCCCAATCGCGCATCGTCGGCCATGAGCGGATCGTCGGCATCGATGAATTGACCGCCATGGGCTACGAGCGCGAGCTGTGCGCCAACTTCCTGCAGACGGCGGACGTGCACAACTTCACCATGGAAGCGATGATCCGCAACCCTGGGCGCGGCATGTCGAGCCGCGTCGGCGACGGCGTTCTGTACGGCGAATGGTACGTCAAGGTCGACGCCGACGGCGATGGCACGCCCGAATTGCGCTACATCTGCACCATGGGCGAAGCGCACGCGCTCGTCCGCGACGAACCCGCCAACCGGATCAAGTTCGCGCTCTTTTCTTGCGACCCGATCGGCCACACCATCGTCGGCGACAGCATCGCCGACCTGACCATCGACATCCAACGCATCAAGACCAACATGACGCGCGGCGTGCTCGACAGCTTGGCCGAAAGCATCAATCCGAAAACCGTGGTCAATGAGCTGATCACCAACCTCGACGACGCCCTCAACGATGACCTGGGCGCGGTGATCCGAACGCGCGGCGATCCCGGCAACGCGGTGCAGTTCGCCGCCACTCCGTTCGTCGGCCAGCAAGCCCTGCCGATCCTGCAATATCTCGATGAGGTGCAGAGCCGCCGCACCGGCCTCTCCGACGCCGCCAAAGGCCTCGACCCGAAGGCGCTGCAATCCTCGACCATGATCGGCGTCGAGGCGGTGATCAACGGCCAGCAGGAACGCACCGAGCTGGTCGCCCGCGTCCTGGCCGAAACCGGCTACCGCGACCTGTTCCACGGCCTCTTCAATGAGATCGTCGAATGCGAGAACCAGCAGCGGACGCTGCGCATCAATGGCAAGTGGAGCACCTACCAGACCTCGATGTTCGACGCCGACATGTCGGTCGAGGTCAACCCGACGCTCGGCAAGGGATCGGACACGGTCAGGATGATGACCCTGCAGCAGATCAAGCAGGATCAGATGACCATCTTCAATCAGTTCGGGCCGGGCAACCCGGTCGTCGGCATCCCCGAGATGCTGAACACCATTAACGACATGCTGGCGATCGCCAACATCAAGAACGTGTCGCGCTACTTCAAGACCCCGAGCCCGCAGGTGCTGCAGCAGATGGCGCAATCGCCGAAGGAGCCCGACGCCATGACCATCGCCGCCAAGGCGAATTACGAGCGGGTCAAGATGCAGACCGCGCAGGCGATGGGCGAGCAGCAGTTCAAGGTGGCGCAGCAGGCCCAGGACGAAGCCTTCCGCCGCGACCGGCTGGCGCAGGAGCACGCCTACCAGAGCGACCAGATCCGCGTGCAGGAAACCAAGAACGCCCTCGACCATCAGGTCGACATGGCCCAGGTCATTTCCGACATGGCCCAGGCCACGCTCACCCAGCCGGAGAAAGCGCCAACCCCGCCGCCGCCCTCTGGCCCCTCTGGAGGCGGATCGGCGGGCGGGCCAGGACAGGGGCCCGCGCCGATGTCGACCCCGCAGCAGGCCGCGCAGGGCGGCGGTCAAGCCAGCCCAGCTCCGGCCGCGTCGAGCGGCATGCCCGCAGGACCAATGGCGTCGAAGTAGCCTTCCCTTTTCCGGCAAATGGAAGTATTCGTGGAAGCAACCAGCGAAGATATCGTTGTGATATCTTGTGAGGTTGCCGCCATGAACTTGGACACATGTCGGCGCTGGGCAGTTCGGACAGAATAGAGAACCTAAGCGAACGGCGAGAGCTTTCCGACGCCGCCAAGGTTCTGTTGTCCGATAAGGCGTTCGGCCACGTCTATCTGCAGCTCCGGCAGCGCTGGTTCAACCAGCTCATGGACCTGCCCGGCGGGGGCCCGGTCCAGGACGAACTGACCGCGCGCCTGCGCGCGCTCGACGCCATCCCGACCGAACTGGCGCTGCTGCTCACCGATTACCGCGAAGCCTACAGGAAGCAACGCAATGCTCCCTGACGGCGACGAGAGCGGCCTCGATCAGGCGCGCGAAGCCTTTGCGCAGGAGATCCCGAACGCCACCCGGCAACGCGACCAGGGCGGACGGTTTGTCTCCACCAACAAGGCGGAACCGATTTTTCAGCCGCGTGACGTGGAGGGAGACCCGCTCACAGGCGACGCCTCAGACGGCGGCGCGGACCCGCGCTTCCTTGAGCAGGAGAGGAGAGTTGCAGATGGCCGGTCTGAAGAAGGGGACGCCGTTCAGCGCCCAACGAAACGTGTTCCAGCCGCCGCCGACGAAGGCGATGACGGCGCAACCGAAAATGAGCAGCCCGAGCGCGTCGGGGCAAAGACCGACGATGCCGATCAAGACCTTGAAAAACAAGACGGCGGGGCCGATGCCGAAGGGCTTCCCAGCGAAGACGCCTCGCCCCGGTACAAGATCCAGGTAGACGGCGAAGAGCGCGAGGTCTCCCTCAATGAGGCCCTACGCGGCTACACCCGCGAGGAGACCTTCAACACCCGCATGAGCCGCATGGTCGAGGTCGCCAAGGCGATCGACCAGCGCGGGGCCGAGAGCCAGCAGGCGCGCGACGCCTACATCCAGTTGTGCCACCGGCAGGAGGAAGAGTTCCGCGCTCTGATCCCGCCGGAGCCCAATTGGGAGCAACTCTACCAACAGAACCCAGCCCAGGCCCATGCGCTCGAAAACAACTACAAGGCCGTCTACGGCACCCTGAACGCCATCCGCCAGCGTCGCGCCGCCGCCGAGCAGGAAGCCTTCAACGACCACGCCCAGCGCACGGCTTCGTATGCCCGCGCCGAGTTCGACAAGTTCAAGCAACGCAACAAGCTTTCGGACCAGCAGAGCGTCGATAAGGCGCTCCAGTACATGCGCCGAACCGCCGCCGAGGCGGGCTTCAGCGAGGACGAGATCAGCACCACCTACGACGAGCGCATGCTCTCGGTCCTGCACAAGGCGGCCAAGTACGACAACATGATGCGCAACAAGCCCCTGCCGGTGCAGCCAGACCGTGGGGCCGCGCTCGCCCCAGGCTCAGCCCCCCGCATCGGCAACGGCGCGGCGCGCGGCATGAACGACGCCATGAAACGCCTCGCCTCCACCGGCCGGGTCGACGACGCCGCCGGAGTGATGGCCCAGCTCATCCGAGGAAGATGAGACGCATAAATCAGGGTTAACCTGAGCTGAACTGTCTGGCAATAGCCAGAGCCACAGCCTGTCTAGCCGTTCGGGCTAGAGACCTTGTCCAGCATTGCTGGAGACAATCTCTCTTATCCGAAAAGGAACGGCTGCGATGCCCAAGGTTACAAACGCTTTTACCACTTACAACGCGACGGCGAACCGCGAAGATCTCAGCAACGCCATCTACAACATCGACCCCTTCGACACGCCAGTCATGTCAGCGGCAAGACGAAGGAACGTAAAGAACCGCATCTTCGATTGGCAAACCGAGTTCCTGCCGCTGGTCAACCTCGCCAACGCCCAGGTCGAAGGTTTCCAGCTCGCCAACGGCCCGTCTCAGCCGACCATCCGCCGCAACAACACCACCCAGATCTCCGAGCGCGACGCCACCGTGTCAGGCTCGCAGGAGGAGGCCGACGCGGCGGGCAAGGGCTCCGAAATGGCGCATCAGATGGCTTTGGCCTCCAAGGTCCTGAAGAGCGACATGGAGAGCATCCTGTGCTCGCGGCAGGCCCGTAACGACGGCAACGACACCGGCCCGGCGGCCCGCACCACCGAGGCTATATCACACTGGCTCGGAAGGGCGGTCGATAAGAACAACGCCGTCGCCGCCGCGATCGCGCCAGGAACAGTGATCACCGGCCTGCCAGTATTGGCGACCGACACGTTCACGACCCCCGCAACGCCCGTCACCATTACCGAGGCAATGCTTGGTGACGCGATGCAACTGTCTTACACCAACGGCGGATCGCCGACCATGTGGATCGTCCCGCCAGGGCCGAAGCGCACCATCTCCTCGTTCGTCGGCCGCTCGACCACCCAGGTCCTGGTCGGCAAGACCGAAGTGGTGTCGACGATCGACGTGCTCGCCACCGACTTCGGCCGAGTGAAGGTCGCGCCCAGCCGCTGGTTGCCGGTCGATGTCGGGCTCCTGCTCGATCCCGATTATATCGCCGTCGCGTTCTTCCGCGCCTTCCGGCAGTTCCTGATGGCCCGCGTTGGCGACGCCGAGACGCGCATGATCGTCGCCGAGTGGGGCGTCGAAATGCGCAACCCGTTGGCGCACATCCTGTTCAACGGCATCAAGAAGTGACCGAGCGCCGCACGACCTACCGTGACGCGGACGGCGTGCGGCGCACCATGATCACCGATGACGACCGCCCCGACGAGGTCGTCGTCCATACCCAGCAAGTTCTCGACGAGATCCTGGAGAGCGTCGAACGCGACCGGGCGATCATGCAGATGAACGGCGAGAACAAGCTCCTCGCCCGCTTGCCGATCGAGGTCTACGAGCGCGCCTGCCTTGAAAAATGGGGCGAGGACGATTGGGCGCGCTACCTCAACAGCTACGAGGCCGCGCCGTTTAGAATATGGCAGGGCCGCGTCTGATGGCGGGCTGGGACGACCAGATCTTTGGCAACCTGCCGCCGCGCTACTCGCAGCCCGCAACGCCGGGGGCTGCGCCCCCCGTGATGACCGATGACGGCTCGGCATGGCCCCAGGCTCAACAGGGAGCCCCGCCACCGGCCAAAGGCCAGGGCAGCGGCTATTGGTGGCCCCAGATCCTCCAGCACCTCTGGAACACCGTCCAGAGCGGCGCGACCCTGCCCGGCGATGTCGCCACCGGGCAAGCCAGCATGGCCGACCCGGCGACCCAGCAGCGTGTCGGCGATATGACCGCCCTGGCCACGGCAGGCTCCGGCTTGGCGACCGCGCCTGAGGACGCGCTCACCGCCGGGGCCGCGCGCCCCGGCGGGAAGCTCTTCAACTACGGCGACCTCAGCAAGGTCCCCGACGTGCCGCAGTTCGATCTGCCGCGCTACGCCCCGCCGCGCGGCGTCCCGGCGCGGATCGGCGACCTCACCGCCAACCCCGATGTGCGGCAAGGGATGCTCGACACCATCCAGCGCGGTCAGCAGATGGGTGGGGCCGACTGGTACAACGCCGACCCGCTCCGGCAAGCCTTCACCGACGAGCTGGGCAAGGCGGGCGATCCCCGCTTCCAGCAGTACATGGACCTCGTCGCGGCGACCTCGCCCCGCTCCGATGTCGGAACCAACGTCCGCAACGCCAGCTACTACTACAACCGCCTCGTCAACGATCAGGGCATGCCCGCCGTCGGCGACATCAACCCGCAGCCATACGGCCACATGGCCCAGCGCCTGCACCAGATGAACGCCCAGACGGTCGCTGGTCCAGGCTGGGACCCGTTGCAGAACCCCAAGCCCGCCTCGTTCGCTCAGGATCTGATGGGCAATCAGCAGCCGGTGGCGGTCGACACGCACGCCTTTCGCCTGCCCGGCATGCTGGCGCAGGACCCCCGCTTCCTCGAAACCGCCTACCAATCCTCGAAAGACGCGCCAAAGCAGAACATCCAGCAGATGGTCATGTCGGGCCAGATGTCGATGGAGGACGCCCTCAAGCAGCCCGCCTACTGGCAGGCGCAGCCGAAGGCGAACGAGTACGGGGCGATGGAGCAGTATTACCAGGGCCTCGGCAAGGACGCAGGCCTGAGCCCGGCGCAAGCGCAAGCCGCAGCGTGGGTTGGCGGTGGCCAGCAGACCGGCCTCGCCTCCGACGCCTCGAAGCCCTTCATCGGCTTCGTCGAGGACCGCGCCAACAAGACCGCCGACGCGTACGGCCTATCGCCCGCCGAGGCCCTCTCTCAGTTCATTCGGGGGAAGAGGTCCCTGCTGGGGATCGGCGCTGGCGCGGCAGCTACAGCGCCGCTGTGGCAGCAGCACCAGCAGGGTCAGCAAGGGGGCGCGAACGGTGCCTAGCCTCCTCAGCCTCATGCAGCGCCTGCCGCACTGCGTCCTCGACCGCGTAGCGGACGGCGTGAAGCTCCATCCACGCGTCGAGCGTCATCCTGGCGACCTCAGCGCCCCCCGGCCCGTCGCGCGCCAGGACCACCCAGTGCGCGCCTTGGTCCCATTCCATTCGCGTTGCGTAAGCCATCGTCGACGCCTTTCTGACCCCTGGATATAGCGGCCCCATCCATCTCTTTCAATGCGTCACAAGAGGTTCACGCCAAGGCACAAGGACAACCAAGCCCGCCATTCCGGCGGCAAATAAGGAGCGCACCGAATGACAAAAGTGGTTCTCGTCGGCGATCTCTACTACAGCGATCTCAGTATTGGCGGCGGCCCGATCGTCCCGCCTGGAGGCGGCGGCGGCGGCCAGCCTGGCTATCCGTCTCACCCGATCTATAATCCTGGCGCGCATCCCGAACACCCGATCCCGCCGACGGTGTGGCCCAACCCGCCGGGTCAAGGCGGCGGCGGTCAGCCTCCAGGCTACTGGGGCGGCACGCCTCCGACTTGGATCGACAATACGCTGCCGGGCCAGCCTCCCGGCATCTGGGGCGGCGCGCCACCGTGGCTCGACAACACGCTTCCAGGCGGCGGCAAGCCTCCAGGGCATGTCTCAGGCGGGCCGGGCTCGCTGCCCGAGCACATCATGCCGCCGATCTGGATCGAGCCGGGAGCGCCTCCGGTCGATCCGCCAGCCGATCCGGTGATCGAGTGGCATTCCGGTTGGAGCGCAGAAAAGGGCTGGGTGACGGTCGGCATCATCACGCCGGAAGCGCCGATCCCGACGCCGTCGTCGTAACGGCTGATGGACGCGCCGCAGAGCTGGACCCTCCCACTGGCTCTGCGGTGTCGCAATGGAGCGGAAGTGAGCATCGATCGCGACATCTTCTTCGACGGCGTGCGCAGCTCGCTGTTCGGCGGCTCTCTCACCCAGAGCCAAGTCGACGGCATGAACTATTTGCTTGAAGTCTGGGAGACCTATTTCGAGGAGCCAAACCCGCGCGACGGCGACAAGTGGCTGTCCTATTGCATGGCCACCGTCTACCACGAGACGGGCAAGGCCATGGCTCCAGTCGAGGAATACGGCAAGGGCGCTGGCTACCCCTATGGCCAGCCGACCGGCCCATACAATCAGACCTATTATGGGCGCGGCCACGTCCAGCTCACCTGGGATACGAACTACCAAAAGGCCGAAGCCCAGCTCAAGGCGAACTACGGGCTCGATGTCCCGCTCTATGAGCAACCCGACAAGATGCTCGATGATGAGCCCTCGGCGCTCGTCCTCTACGATGGCATGAGCGTCGGCTGGTTCACTGGCGTCGGCCTGCCGAAATATTTCAACTCGACCGTCGAGGACCCGGTCAACGCCCGCCAGATCGTCAACGGCTCCGATTGCGCGGACACCATCGCGGGCTATTACTGGACGTTCAAGGACGCGATCGTGACGGTTGCGCCCACGCCGTCGATCGCCGCGCCAATCCTCACCATCTCCTCGGACACGCCCGTCCAGATCAGGCTCGGCGACAACGTCACCGTGTGCGCCTCATGAACATGCTCGTCGCCATCGTTCTTGTGCAGCTCACCGGCCCTGACGGGAAGCAGCGCATCGACATCAATCCGGCCGAGGTGACCAGCATCCGCGAGCCGAGCGCCAGCGCCGAGGGTCATTTTGCGCGCGGGACGAAGTGCATCGTTGTCATGACCAGCGGCAAGTTCGTCGCGGTAC